TTACGGAAGCTTACTCTCCAGCGGATTCTTACTCAGGTAATCTGCGCATTCCACCGTTGGACGGTCAACCTTGTACAGTTCCATACCGTCATACTCCAGCGCCGCCCCATCACGCTCCAGCGGATAGACATCCAGCTTACGCGTCACGTTATAATAATCATCTGAACGCAGCATGATCTTACCCGGCACCGCGATAACGCGCTGCCACTGACGGCAATCCAGCGTATCCCCTTCTGGCGTCACCACCAGCGTGGCAATCGCCTCCGGGCTCACCATCGCGCTCTGCGGCCCTTTCGACTGCCAGTAACCTGCCAGATGCGAAGGTGCCGGATGCTTAACCACTTCCTGATAGTTTTCGACCTGAACGCATCCCGCTAACGTCAGCATTGCAGCCACAATTGCTACTTTTTTCATCATCTTTCCTGCATGCGAAGAAAAAAATATTGTGGCATTAAAGCCATCAGGCTGCCAGCGTAAGATTGGAAGGTTTACACCTGCATCCCCATCATATGACCATGTAATTTTCATAAACGACAAAGATCGTCCAAGAGCGCACTAAATAACAGATGGTTGCAGTCGTCGAAAACATCAGTCGTCTAAGTTCACCTTAGAACGAGTGCTGTTTCTTGCCCCACATATGCCCCATCACATCACCGGGCACCCGTCATCATTAAAAGCACGATTGATGAAGAACGTCACCCGCCCCATTACCTCAACCTCTTCCAGTGCCGGGCCCTCTATCGCCTCGCCATCGTCCGTGATTAACACCTTACCCATCAGTTTGGCGAACTGCGTATGACCGTCGCAAAGAATCAGCAATATATCGCCCGGCGTTTTTTTCGTGGCAGGCTCAATGATGGCAAAGCCAACATCAGTTTCAAGCACCCTACTCTCTGCCCCCATATTACAGATCACCTCAGGGGATAGCCGTCGCTCGACGTAATCATTCGCAGGTGATGCAAATCCCATTACTGGACCCTCCCCATGTTACGCAGGACCCAATAGCGGTTATCGCTGCCGTCGGTGGTCTTATCAGCGAAGCCCGGCTGGTTGCGCTCTATCCAGGCATTCGCTTCTTCGCGCGTGTAGTGCCAGTTGAACTCCCGCAGCTTCTCGATAAAGCTGTCTGTGCTCAGATATCTATAGCCCTTATGGTTGAGCTTAATTACCGCAACGAAGGCGGCGTGTATGTCTGCTGTGCGTGGCATAATTACCTCACAAAATAACTGTATGCATATACAGTATTATCATTTGTAGGCTCAGATCAAGCGAAGCGAGTGAGATGGTTTATAAGTGGCGGTTCGGGCTGGGAAAATAGTTGTGAAAAACCCGCCGAAGCGGGTTTGATAAGTCTATGCGCTCATAGTCGTTTCGAGTTAAAACAGTTTTCTAAGTTCAATGCTGTTGACGGCCTTCCATGCCTCGGCAGGCCATGATTTAACGCTCCCGTAGGTTTCATCCGGTACATCTCTGGGCTTCATGCCATTAGCGGCACACCATTTCTTCATCGGCCAGTGACTGAATGACTTACCAGTGACGCGCTGAACGGCCTTGATCGTCGCATGCTTCTTGCACTCACCCAATTTCTCCGCCAACGCATTAGCCTTACGCTTCTCGGCTGAGGCTGTCGCCATCGCCGTGGCTTCACGCTTATCTGCGATCCAAAGCTTCTCTTTTACTGCTCGGTCACGCTGCTCTGTGATGATGCGGTTTTCCTTTACCTTTGACAGCAGATCTTCCAGTGCTGCTTCATAGGTAAGTGGAATGCCAGCAGAGGCGGCAGGACGAAAATACGAGTCCTCAAGACGTTCGAAGAAAGACCAAGCCTCGTCAGTGTCGACAATCTTAGACATACGGGCAGCGCCCTTCTCGGTCCAAAGAATAACGGAACGGGCTTTGCTCGAAATTTGTGCGTGACTATTAGTCACTCGCAAATCCTTCAACTCTTGACCTTTAATAGTGAAAATGTGGATGCCATCCATGAATCGACTAGCGTTGCGTGACAGGTTTTTCCGGATGTTAGCCTCATCAGAACCATACCCTGCGGCCAGCGTTTCAGTCGTAACAACACGCAAACCCTTCCATTCAATAACCGGCAGCGGCTGGGGATCGACATTTCGCTCTTGAACTGCTAAATTTAATGATGTCATTAGTTGGATCCTTCTGACATGTTTCAATGGAAGCCGGCAGCTCGTAACTACCGGCTTTTCTATTTGCATCACTGCAAAATTCCTTTCCCGTATGAGAAGACGTTTTTCCAGTCACTATCTCCCCATGGTTGTTCTTTGATGTGATCTGTTTCGCGCTTAAGAATGGCGCGAGCCTTATTGATCCCCCGGTTGTAATTTGTGCCAATAGAGATAAATCGAGGAACCAGTCGATGCTCGGCAACTAACAGTAGAGGATGTACTTCGCGGCAAGCCTCATACATCACCGCAGCCGAACGCCAAAGATATGCGAGGGTGCATAATTCATCGTCCGTAAACTGCTTAGCGATTGGCGAGCGCTGAATTTCTCTGTCAAGAATGTCCAGAACCCAGCGGCGGAATTCTTTGGCCTTCGGGGTGGTAGCGAACATCGCGACAAGATGAGCGCCACGAAGCGAAAAAACGCGAACCGGAATATCAACAGCACCAGTCTTTCTAACGACACTCATTTTGAGGGTCGTTGACATATGTTCCGTAAATTCATCGTGATACCTACTGAATATTTGGGTAACGGCATCTGACTTTTTGTAACCGAGCGCCGCTGCTAACTCAGATGAAGTGAGCCATGTTTCACCAGCGTGTGATACCGGGTGAAACTCTGTCTGCTGGAAAGTTAATTCTTTGTTCTGTACACTGTTCATGTCATCATTCCTACGGTGGTTTGTTGGCAAAGAAGCCCGGTTAGTGTCCCCACACTGCCGGGTTTCGTCTTTTTTACTGACCATTAGCGCGATCCTCACGCAAGCTTTTAGCCAGTCGCTGCACAATCGCAGAGTTGATTGAAATTCCGTCCATCTCAGCCATTCTGCGGATCTCCTCTTTCATCTGTCCCGGTAGGCGAAGCTGGAAGCTTTCATTTTTACGACCAGCGTATGTAGTGGTTTGCATAGTAAACTCCTCATCAATGATACCAACTTGGCACTACAACCAATTTAACACCATTTATGATGGTGTCAAGTAGGTGCTATCATGATACAAATTTGTATCAGCGAGTCTTGATAATGAGTAAATTCCCCAGCCAAGAGATGGACCGTTTCAACGTGAGACTGCCGGCAGGAATGCGAGACGCCATAGCAGAGCGTGCCAAGCGCAATGGAAGATCGATGAATTCTGAGATAGTCGACATCATTTCCAGTGCTATGTCGCAACCAGCTTTAGCACAGGAAGGAATTGAGTATTTGCTTGGACTTGCTGAAGAAGGTGAGGCTGAAAAACTATCCGCGCATGATAGAGAGAGAGCCAGGAGTCTTGTTTTGGATGCAGCAGCTATTATGGCGCATAGGTTGGAATCAGAAAGCAAAGATTTAAGAATTCTCCTGTATCTGGCTTCGAAGGATAGTCCTCTCAAGGAGTCTGAGGATCTAAGCTAATTGTTAAAGAGCACCTGCTGGCGTGATTAAAGCGTCTTCTGGTGCTCAAGGATAGGGTTAAAGATGCAGAAATTACCCGTCAGGTAATTTGAATAGGTATGAGTAAGTAGCGATCGCACAAAATGCAAAATAATCTTTACTGGTACCATATTTTGGAAGAAATATTTGATGAATCTGACATGTGGTTAACCTCAGAATCACCTACCGTTCGTCAGGTTGGTATTTGAGTTTTACTCAGGTAGTATTCCCGACGTTTGCTCGGGCATGAACACTGAGCAATCAGCCGCCGCTCATTCTTACACAAAATGGGCGGCGGTTTTTTACGAGCCCTGTTCCTGCTTTAAAGCCTCTTCCGTTTGTTTCTGATTCCAGATGCTACTCGCTGGCATTTCGACACGTACACTGACGAACTGATCTGACGGGATATCAATGGGCTCGCCATCTGCCAATCCATCACGCTCATTCCTGGCAAATGCTGGCGCAGAAGGATGTTCGCGGTGATAGGTTTTTACCAGCACAGAGCCGTATGCGTTAACCTCGTAGTCCAGCCATATAAGCGGTTGCTTATTCCTGTCTGTGGGAATCTCAAACCCTCCGTCGATACCTCCCCATGCAGCGTCTGAATTGAGTGCTTTACAGCCTTCAATAAGATATTGCCCGACATCCAGACGAGTGACCGTGACGCCTTCTGATTCGTCGTTAGTTTCATACTTACCATCAGTGAAGATTTTGACGACCGGGGATGCCGCCTTTATAAAGCCATTACTGTCTACAGCAGTATTTTTTGTGTCCCACAATGTTCTGCCATTTGTCGATATAATTAAATTCGTCTCGCTGATTCCACCTGAAAAAACTCTTATCGGGCCACCATTAAAATGGAAGTTGAGCACAGCAAATGTATCTCCGGTCCTGAAAAACAACGACGGGGAATACTGATAAAAAGGCGTATCACCGCTCGTGACTTGAGCATCATTTCTGAATGCACACAATCCCTTTCCCTGCATTGTAAAGTTGTCGTTGACCAGAGAACTGAAATGAGTCGAGTTCGTTGTAATTGCACCATTAGCTAACCCAAGCCCAAACATGCCTGGCTGCATGACATCATTGCTCGTTGTTCCTGTGTTTTTCGTTGCAGAAGTTCCCAGACCGAGGTTTGTGCGAGCGTCAGCAGCATTCTTTGCACCTGTACCGCCCTGGCTGATACTGAGCGCGGTAGTCAGGCCGCTTAGGCTGGTTATATCGCTGTTAGCCCCTTTCTTCGCCAGTGATTTCTGGCCCGGTACGGTAACGGCCACACCGTTAATCGTGATAGTGACGTCTGTAGTACCGTTCATCACATCAGCGAACCCGCTCATGTAGCGCTGGTACATCGTGAAGGTTTCAGCGATATCCTGCGCCAGACCGTCAACGCTCAGGCTGTCGCTCAGCAAAATGGAATATTTGGTTCCAGCAGGGATAGCAGGGTTAGCAGCTGGCGTAACGGTGAGAGAGGTTGCGCTTCCAATCGCGGTAATCTGGAAAACCTGCGCTGGGCTGGTCAGCGCGATAACAGTACAGCCGTTGCGGATGAGTGAGCCCGCAGCAGTAAAGTTTGTGCCGGTACCTGTAAGGGTATTTCCGCTGATGGCAATAGTGCCAGTGGTATAAATCATATTATCTCCAGGTAATAAAAAACCCCGCCGTGGCGAGGTTTTATTTAAACGTTATGGGTTATTTGCAGGTTGTTTCGGTAAATGTGTTCGCACTTACCCAGCGCCAGCTGAATGGGTATCCAGCCCGGTACTGCGTCTGATTGTTTTGTTTGCGCACACCGTAAATCTGAACCGTATTTTCCTGACCACCAACGATGGCCGTGCCGCTGCAAACTGGTCCCTGTTTCTCGAGTACGCCAGCACAGCCTGAAAGCATGACAGCCCCAGCCAAACAGATAAGTCGCTTAATCATTTTGATGATATCCAGAGGTATTCATGAACTTAGACAATACCAATATGAAAGAGGTGGGTATAATTGATTGGATAGATCAATTATCAGTTATTGATCGCCAAAAACGATCAATCAGTCATAGGCCGCTGTATTTATCGCGGTTAAGGAAATCCCAGTATTCGTTCCCCCTCCCGGAGAGCCTGTACCAGTGGAGGTCCCCCCTGCGTTTATCCTTGTATTGGCCCCGTCAAACCTGCACGCCGAATAAGCATTAATGGTATAAACTGTCGGAGGCTGGGTTGAGTTATTCACAACGATGCTCTGGCCAAGCTGTGCAGGTGCAACAGCCCATGACCCGCTAAGTGTCTGATCGATATTTATCCCGCCGTTTGCGCCAGGCGTTCCAATTGTCTGTAGGTCTGACAATACCCGGGACTCATTAGTGAGCACCAGCTTTCCTGCCGCATCCCAGATGGCCATCCCCCATTTAGGTAACGCCTGGGGAAATATGGCAAATATATATGCGGTTAACGTGAAGCTCTGGTTATAGGGATTAACCCCCGCGACATATACATTTCCGCCGTTCCGGTAAGATATTACTGGCGTGGGCTGGGCGGTATTTGTGGTCCTGATAAATACCATCACAGGGTAGTCAGCATTTAATGCAATATTCTGAGCAACCTGCTGCGAACTGCCATTAGCAGAGGAGTTGAAAGTGTACTTGCCGTAAAGACAAAAAGGCGTTGACTGGGGCGTTACAAATGGGTTCCCATTGTCCATTAATATCATCGCGCCAAATTCGGCCATTATGCTTTCTCCATGAAAACGACCACTTCACACTTTGAGGCCGGATAATTACCCAGGCCTACAGAAGATGCTGCGCTTACGGTTATTGTGCCCCCTGACGCGACAATGCGCCGCCCTACGCTGTTACCTCCTTCATCAAGTGAAAGAACAAAACCAACTTTCATTCCTGAGGGCACCGTAAAAGACCAGCTGCCGGAGGTTTGCCCGGCAGCCAGCTGTATTCGCCCAACGACGGAAACGGGTTTGATGCCATAGTTGTTAGGTTTTTCTGAAGCATCCCAGGTCTGTATTCCGTAAGCCATATCAGAACACCCCCGTTAATCGGCCAACCTGCACCCTGAGAACGTTACTGCCGTCTTTGACGCTGATTGTCTGGTTGGTCTGCTTCATGGCCCCTTCCCCGGCTGTCGAACCGTAGTTCTCAAACGTCCCGGACTTATCCAGTTTCCACCCAACAGAGCCAGCCACATAGTCATTTGACTGGAGGTAGTTACCGATCTTCGCGTTGCTAATGGTGCCGTCCTGGATGAACGTATCCCGGATGAAGGTCTGTCCGTTCTGGATAACGAAAGGTAAGGTCACCGTAGCTCCGGCCTGGTGAGTGACGGCGAAGCGGTCAGCCAGGAAGATGACCTGCGACTGCATGCCGGACGGCGTATTCTCTACACCGATCCCCATCCCTGCCGCATAATACTGACCATTGCTGGATAACCCGACCTTGATGCTGTACATCGCCTTCAGGTCGCCATTGACGTTCGCAATGGCCTGCGCGTTGGTGGTGATCGCTGAAGTGTGCCCGTTGATGGTCGCCGTTATGCCGTTTATCTGCGTGGCTGTGGCCTGCTGGTAATCGGAGAACGTCTGGTTCAGGCTGTTGATGGATGCTTTATTGCCGTTCACGTCAGTCTGCAAACTCAGCAGCGAACGCGCTGTTGCCTCCCTGTCGCTTGCCATAACATTATCAATACGATCGATGCTGGCCTTACTGTCACCGTACTGCGCGCTCAGTCTCACCTGCTGATCAACCTGCGCCAGCGTACTCGTTATTAGCGCGATAGCGTTATTCTGGATGCCGCCGCTGGCAGTATCGGTTCTTGCTCCCAGCTCCTCCAGGCGGGATGCCATTGATGAAGTCGTGTCGGTGACAACCTGTCGCAACGTGGTGATATCAGCGGTATTTTGCGAGCTGGCTTGTTCAGCCGCATCTGCCTTACCTGATGCAGCGTCAGCTTTACTCGAAGCCGAATCAGCTTTATCAGAAATGACCTGAGTACTCGCAGTAAGCTGGTCGACAGCTGTCGCCCTCGCCTGCGTTTCATCTGACAGAGCCTGCCTTACCTCGGTAATTCCCGCCTCGTTCTGCTCAGTTTTTGCCTCAAGACGAGTAACATCCGTGACGCGAGCCTCTGTCTCAGTGGCGATCACCTCCCGGAGCTGTTCGAAGGTCGCAGAGTTAGCGCCCTGTTGGGCTGTCTGGCGCACGACAACATCGGCAATAGCCAGCGCGTTTCCGATGATTGCTTCAGCGGTCTGCTTGTTCGAGCCAACCGCAGCAGCAAGGCCGTCTGCGTTCTCTTTGATTGCATCAGCCAGTTCTGCCAGTTTTCCGCTGCTGTCTACCGCGTTCTCGATCATGTCTTTGAACGTATCAGTCTCTTTAATCTCCTCCAGGATTGCATCGGTGATATCACTGAAGTCGTCCGTTGGTTTTCCAGAAGCCTCTACAAATCCTGAAACGCCAAATGCATTACGAGTTCGAACATAAACGTAATAAACATGGTCAAACTTAAGTTTTTGGATGGTCCACTGATTGCCACGGCCAAGGAATTGAGCTTTATTCTCAATGTCGTCGGACAATGGAATCGGAGTCTCACCTGCGTACCAAAATTCAAAAGAAGTATCAGATGTGGCAGTAACAGACATGACCGGAACTAAAGTGGCCTGAAGTGGGCCAGGTATCCACTGAACGGAGTTAGGAGCCTTTGGCGCGCCTATAATAAGACTCACCTGAGTTTCGGCGCCTTTCATCCCGTTTTCATTGCGCCCACGAACGCCGATCGTGTAGCTGCCGGCAGCAAGGCCGTAAAACTCATACCGGAACTGGTCAGTTTCGTACTGAGATACCAGCTTCCCATCAGCACTGTAGATGTACAGCTCAAACACCAGTTTTTTAGTAGTGGTTGCCGTCTCCCACGTTGCTGTAACCTGGACGGTCTCGGTGTTTGTGTTCAGGATTCGCAGGTTTTCCACGTTAGGCACGCGGTAGCCGTTCAGCGTATCGCTGGGAACTTCAAACACTGCACCCTCGTCAACGATGGCCTGTTTGTTGGGGTCGTGCAATGAGGCCGTTATGCTGTATACGGAGTTGTTTTCCGTTTCGGCAACGCTCAGTATCCGGAAAAGGCGAATAGCAACGCTTGCGGTTGAAATGGCAAATACAGTTCCCGCCCTCACCCATTCAGGTTCGTTTTTGAGTGTGACGTTGTTTCCGTTAACGCCATCAATCTCATAGCGAGAGAACTTTCCGTCCCTCCCCATAATCGACATAGTGGAGCCGTCCGTTACTACCGAGGAATCAACCGCGTCAACCGTTATCACCCTCCCGGAATGAGAAACAATTCTCCCCCCGAGGCGAGTTCCTGCGTAGTCATTATCCATGACCTCAACGATATCACCCGGCGTGAAGTGGATAGCATCGCGTGCCATCTGGAAAGACAGTCTGCTGCTTTCACGCTTTGCTGTTTCCAGCAGCCATTTACCTGCCCGCCATGCCTGTCCGCGAGAGGTGCAGCCAAACGCCTCCAGAGTGGTTTCGTTGTAGTTCCCTTTGGCTATCATCTCATCGTCGGAAACGTACTCTTTCACCTGCTCCCATCCGTTGTCGGGGTCAGTCCAGGACACTACAACCGCATTGTATTTCTCTGAACGCTTTACAGAGCTTCGTTTGAACTCGCCATTCACAACGTTGGCGTTCGTGATTGTCGCAATCGGATCCTGTGGAGCGTCCAGCATTACGGACAGGCGCAGGCCGTCCCACAGCGCAATGCCACGGAACATGCTCGCTATCTTGTCGAGAATGTCTCGCGCACTCGCCTGCTCTGTGATGTAGGCGTTGAGCGTCATGCGTGGCTCTTTGCCGCCATACCCATCATCTACAAGCTGATCGCAATATTGCGACAGAATGTAGAGTGCACCATCGTCAACATCGATGTATCCGGCGCGTTTCGCCAGGCCAAATCGGGTGTTTTTCGCCATCTCACGAAACAGCCACGCCGGGTTGTTAGTCCATGCCTTTTTGAAGCCCCCCGTCCACAGCCCGGAGTAAGTTCTGGCAATTGGCTCGTAGTTATCCGGTACGTCAACGATCAGCCCGCGAAGATGATATGTGCGGCTCGGCGTGTCGGTGTACTGGTCACGGTCGATGACTGAGCCGGCAACAGCAGAGAACGGATAGCTAAGGTTGTCGTCGGTGATTTCGCTGTAGCTGTTCCAAACAGTCCCGTTTGACAGCAAATCGCTGCTGCTGTCAGGCGTAATGCGGCGAACGCGGATATCAAACGGTTTGGTGTCGGGGGCATCAATGACGTGCGCCTCAAGGTACTCGCCAGAGATTTTCCCTGTAATCGTCACCGTCTTCTCCATGACCCAGCCCGACGAGCCAGTTCTGGTCTCGATAACCATCGTTACAGAGGTGTTTTTCTGGTTACCCTTGGAGTCCTGCTCCATGAGCCCGGTGACGCCGATGTTAAAACGAACGCGGGTCACGTCCTGATCTGTCACGGTTCTAACCAGCGGGGTATCGTAAGTGACCTCAGTGTTAACAATGGTCGTCGCTTCGATTGCAGAGAAGCCGTTGATTGGCTCCTGAGTTTCCGATCCAGGTCGCCAGGCAACACTAATGCCGTTCACGTTGACATTACCGTTCGAGTCAGTGATAGGCGTCTTATTCAGCTTGAATGAAGACAGGTGCTCCTGATCCACCGGGCCCGCGATTGGCCCCTCAGATATCAGATCCAGTACCCGATAGAATTGTTTTGATTTGAGGTTGTCGTCGAGTAGTTTTGGGGTTGATGCTTTACCGCCACCTGAAGACATAGCGCCACCTTAGCTGATTGATTCTTCCCAGTCGGAATTATTAGATGTGTCGATCCCGAGACTTATTACGTTGCTGCCGACCTCCATCTCGCCGAGGAGTATGGGGACAGGATGCCCCTGTCCGACCCTGTTTTCTGCACTGGTAAACGAGTTATTCGTGAGGGTGTTTGTTTCGGCCGCTTCCGCTGAAGTTTTGCTTTTCATGTTCCGGGACATGTAGATGGAGTAAGCAACCGAGGCGGCAGACAGCACCAGTGAGGCAATGAGAACTATCGTACTGGTCTCAAGTCCCGCCCCCTCAATCACCGGGACAAACAGCACTACAGAGCCATCCTTCAGGCGCCGATCCATGTGCCACTGCACCGAAGACGTTTCAACATCCTCACCCGCCACTCGCATTCTTACTCTGGCGTTCAGGAATGCTTTTTTGAACTCATGATTCTGAGCAAGCAAAAGACGAATGCCCTGGGCAGGGGTATCAACGCTCAGCTCGACTTTGCGGAAATGTCGGCGTAAATGCCCTGCAAATTTAAAGATGAGCACTGTTCATGTCTCCATATGGAATGCATCTGCTTAACGTATGCCGGGCGCATTTGCTCTCTCCGGCTCAGGTGTCCAGCGTGGTCGTGGTGAAGCACCATGTTGTCATCGAGGAGAATCATTGCGTGGCAGGGGTCAGCGCCGGGGAATGGCTGCCTGATGATCACATCACCTGGTTGCGCTTCGCCCGGCGATACCTGGTGGAAACCATTGAGCGGCATGTTGTTCAGATAAAGGTTCTCCCCTCTCAGCCACCAGCCATTCGTCCTTTCGAAGTCAGGGAGGTCAATGCCACACAGGTGATACGCATCACGGAATAGCGTGTAACAATCAGTTACTCCGTGCTCGAACCGCCTCCCCAAAAAGTAATCCACCGGCCTGAACGTTCTGATTTTCCCGTTACAGGCCAGCACCCATGGAAGACCCGATGCAACCTGGCATTTACGGTCGGCGCCGGACAGAACCGGGCTGTTCATTGGGTGAGAGTGGAATACCGCAGTCACCTCTCCAGCCTCCTCGGCCGCCAGCCACTCATCATCACTGATTCGGAAGTGCTTTCCAGGCTCCGGGTGAACATTCCGACAGCGGAACAACTGCCCGCCATCCAGGATTAAGCCGCACACCTCATCCTGCGACGATGCCGCATAATCGAGTAATTCCTGCATCATGAAACCTTCTGAGAGCCGGGGAAGCTGCTGATTGGCATTGGTTCCGGTCGTGGATAACGGAAGCGGCAGCCGCTACGGCGGTGAGTGCACTTATCTTTCGCCGGGTCAGTGGTTGGATTGTCGCGCTCATCTGCAACCGGCGGCCCGTCATATCCGCACCCGACGCCGCGATACAGCCACTGGCAGACGTCGGCAAGGATGGTTCGCGCCGGGATGATAGCGTTGTCGCAGTCAATCGGTGTCGCCAGCGTGTAGGTCACCTGCTCGAACGTCTCTTCCGTCATCTCCTCAACAACGTAGCGGGAAACCGCTTCCTGCGTCGGATCTGCGTCAGGGTTGCCATTGGGGAAGTTCACCGCGTCCAGGTATTTCACCGGAACCTGACGGCGGGTGATCACCACCCCAAGCATGTCGTCGAAGTCATGGTTTATGCCCGTCAGTAAACCTGTGACGTTCGCCACCACCATTGTTGGCCGGGCATATGTGCCTTCGTTCTTTGACTCGAACCCTTCGACTGCTATCGGGTATGCCTGATACTGATTCCCCTTCCAGATCACATTTCCGTAATATCCATTGGTGCCGGAATGGAACCGGATAAGGTCTCCACCAAAGGGTTGCAGGTCGGCTTCGAACAGGTCGATAAACGCGCCCACTCCGGCGTCCACGCTGTCGATAATTAAATTTGCTGGTATGTCGCGCACGGCAAACTCCCATAAATAAGCCACCCGGAGGTGGCTTATCGTGGTACTTGTTCAAAAGTGGCCGTCAGTTCAAACAGCGGCCCGGTCTTTGTCATATTCCAGGAGCGGCAGACAAACAGCTTCCTCACTCCCGTATCGGATGGCGTCCAGTAGAACGATTCAACCGCCCCCCTGGCCCTGAGGAATGCCTCAGCATCCTTCGCAGGGTTACTGCGGCACGCTCCGCTGACGCCGCGAAAGGTGAGCGAGTATTTATCCATCAGTGGATTGATACCCTTCACCTGTCGCTGTTCGTAACCGTCGCCGAGCTTAACGACGGCAACATTCGGCGTGCGCTCAACGGAGTATGCTTTCTGTGGTGTCCATGTGAATGTTTCTGGCACTATGACCTCCGTAGTAACCCGTTAGGGCGCTGCTGATCACGAATGGTGCTGAGGCTAACCTGCTTCATCATCTGCGCCATCTTAGCCATGGTCGCATCGTCTATGCCGCCAGTGGTGTTGATTTCGAAAGTGATGTGCTGCACCACCCCACCGCCTCCTCCAACCTTATCAGCAGGAATAATCTTCCCTGACTGGTTCGGGATGAATGCCTGCTGCCCACCTGCTGTCTGGAAGATTTCAGAGCGTCCATCTTCGTTAATGCGATAGGCGTTTCCAGCAGATACCGTGCCGCCATAGCGACGACCGCCACTCATGCTGACACTTGCAATATTCGAAAGCAGGGAAGCACCGGCCGAGGCGATGGCTGCGTAGTTCGCCATTTTTTGTGCTGGCGTAAGAGCAGTCGGATCGGCCATGGCTTGCATAATAGCCGTGTTAAGACTCAGGGTTGATTGCGCTATCGCGAATGCTTTTGCAGCAGCGAACATGGCAACATATGCACCACTGCTCTTTCCAGACGTGCTTTCGATAATTGACGCCAGGCTGTCAAAGCCCTGCGATGCCGAGCCGAGAATGGAACCTATCGCCTCAGTTTGTGCATTGGCCTCATCTACAGCAATTTTCCTCCTGGCGTTTGCTGCCTGCTCCTGAATGGCCGTCTTGGCATCTTCGTAAAGCTGTGTATTTTCCTTGTCTATGGTCTGATACTTAGCAAGTGCCGCTAACTTCTGCTGCTCCTGTAAATCAATAAGAGCCGTTGGATTTTGCACTGCGCCCGTTACGGCGTCAGGGGTGGTCACGTTTGCAACGATCTCCTGCTGTGCAAACTTTTTACCTTGCTCGGCCTGCTGCCGCATCTTCACCGCATTGGCTGCGTCCCATTCAGCGGCAGCATATTTTCTTATTTCATCAATTTGCCCAGCCGTAGCGCTTTTATTAAGAGACTGCTCAGCCCTTAGCATGGCCTGTTCGCGTGACAAATCCTGTGTTGCCCCGGCAGCAGTTTCTGCGCGCTGCTTATAATCAGCAATTTTCTGGGCGTTGGCCTCCATCTGAGTGGCTGCGCTTTTTCCCTGCTGTTCATTCTGCTGCTGCGCTTTGCGCCGTGCCTCCTCAGCTTCCTGTAGATCGTAATTCTCTGCAGCCAGACGCTCAGCAGACGCGATCTGATTAGGGTTGTCAGTAACCTTAGATGCCGCCATTCTGGCTTTTGCCACTGCCCGCTGGCGTTCATCCTGTATTTTCAGAAGCTCGTTCTGCTCTTCAAGGTTCAGGATTACTTTATCGCCATCTGCAGTTGGAGGGGCGATCTGTAATGACTTGGGGTTGAAATTCTGCCCGGCCTGATTGGCCCGGTTAATCTCATCTGCAGTATTACCGAAGGCTTTCGCAACAGCTCCTTGAACTCTCTCCAGAGTGGTGCCTTTTTCAATGAGTTGATCATGCACACCCATCGATGAAAGCATATTATTAGTAAGCAAACGGTTCGCTTCTGAGGCAGTATTTTCTGTTCTAGCAAGCTTATCCTTTTTGTTGGCGAGATCCCGAATCTTCCCGTTCAGTTCATCTGAAACCTCAGCCTGCCGTTGGCTGAACTCTGCTCCCTGCCCCATTGAATCCGCATAAGCTTGGGCGGCTGGAGTAAAGCTCTTGTAGCGATTTTGAAGCGATGCGATATCCGACTCTAAATCAGCTATTTCATCTTTTTGCGCCCGGATTGACACATTGGCATCAGCAATGGTTCCTCGCAGTTGAGTGTTGCTCAATGATTTTAAAGATGAGTTGAGCTTGTCTAAACCATCAGCAAAGGCAATTGCCTCTTGTTTGGCTTGCTGAGCTTTCTGCCAAAAATAGAATATGGCTCCAGCCGCAATCATGGCTGCACCAGCAGGACCACCAATAAGGGAAAGAGCACCTCTCGCCAAGGCGGCTGCAGCTGAAGCCGCGCGTGATGCCACTGCTGATGCCTCTTGCGATGCGATAAATCTACCATTGGCTGCTGTTGCGACGCCAGTGGCATTAGCCAAGGCGATTCTTGCAGCGGAAACCTTAGCTTCTGCAGATGCAATTGCAGCTGCCCGGGATTGAGAGGCAGTAGCCTCGGCAGCCGCAAGTCGCGTAGTTAATGCAGCAGATGCCTGCTGCAGCTGAGCCATGCGAGTTGCAGCCTGAATCCGGCCTTGTTCGGTAATTTGAGCGCGTAAACGCTGAGCCTCAAGCGCTTTCTCAGAGTTAATTTGCGCAAGCTGCGTTCGGATGGTTTGCGCTTCCGCAGTCGCTAGTCTGACCTCTTCTACGGAAGAAGCAGCAGTTGCTTTAAGAGTGTTTAATCTGGCCTGAGCAAGATTGAGATCAGAGGTTGCTGCGTTCTTACTAGACTGAGCAGAGCGTAATTGCGCAGCAGCTTGAGCTTCAGCAGCTGAGGTAGTTACTACTGCTGCTTTGGCAGCAGCAATTTGCGAGGCAGTGTTACGAACTTGCGCAGTAGCAGCCATAGTCAGAGCGCCAATATATCGACTTCCCATTACAGCAGCGACTGCGGTCAAAGCCATGCTCAGACCTGAAATATTATTGCTTGCTGTGATTATGGCGTCATTGAAGATAGCAACACCCGCTTTCACAGAAGAGCTCTCTCCAATAAATTTAGTAATATTATTGCCAGCAACTTGCATTGCTTGGCTGATTGTTGTCGTAGTTTTGGCGAATTCAGCTCCAATGGTTGCTCCCTGGGATAGCAGGCCATTCACAACAACATCGGTAGTAAGCTTACCTTCAGCGGCTAACTGGCGCATCTGGCCAATTGTCACGCCCATTGAATCCGCAAGAGCGACAATTAGACGATTACCCTGCTCGTTTACAGAGTTGAATTCTTCCCCGCGTAATGCACCAGACGCCAAGCCTTGAGATAGCTGAATAATCGCGTTCTCTGCTTCTTCAGCGGTAGCACCTGAAACCACAAAACCTTGGTTGATTATCGTTGTGAGTTTTACAAGGTCCTGCGCACTCGTGCCGTACTGGCGGGTTGCACGCTCCAGTCGGGCATAGAGAGAGGCAGTAGCCTCCAGGCTAGAACGCGTTTGCTGAGTAATGTTGAATACCCGCTCTGTAACGTCCACCAACTCTTCATTTGGCCGCAGCGCATTCGCTAATTTGTTGTTCAGTTCGGTCCATGCATCGGCATATTGCGACACTTGGTTAACAGAAAGGATCGCCATTACAGCCGCGGCAATTTTACTCAATTCGCCCAGAGAAGAAGAAAGTGATTGCGCCGCATCATCAGCTGCGTCAAAACCATCCTGCATATTGTCGGTGGCTTTGACCACCTCCTTATCAGCACGCAGCAACTGTGCCGTATCGGCCTTAATCACATATTCAATATCGCCGACGTTCTGGGTCATTTCAATTTCTCCAGGCAATAAAAAACCCCGCCGGAGCGAGGTCTTGGGGGTAAGATGAGTCTTACTATTTTAATAAACCGAACATAAAAAGAATGAACATCAGCAAAATACCAGCGCCTATCCACTGGCCAATTGCATGACCTGTCGCCTCGCTTGATGCGGCTTGAGCGTTGAGTTTGGTAGTTTCATCATTTATTGCTGATGCTGAGGCTAGCATCTCTTCAGCGAGCGTTTCAAAAAGCACAACTTGTGCTTCTACCGGAGCTTCAGAAAAAAAGTCACTAACCTGATCTTGTAAATCTAAGGATGCGGTATGTATGTTCCCCCCATCAGCGATCACTTGCTGAATTTTCTGGTTCCGTATTTCAACAAGCGCCCTTATTCTGCTTCTGTTTGATTTATATGTTTTTTCTTCCGAGCCACTAACTGTGAAATAGTCATTGATAGCGCCCGGTATGTCGATATGCATATCCCTATCCCCATCAGTAAAAGATGGTCAAATCCTACCACCAGTTGACGGAATAATCAGCAGGGATCGGCGCAACGACAAAACCCGCAGTTAAGCGGGTTCGGATGCGCGCTTCAATCAGGCAGATTTGGTTGGAAGGTCGTTACGAATCTCTGGCTTCTTGTCGCAGGTAGTGCTGGAGAAATTGTTCTTTGATACCCACTGCCAGTTGAACGGATAGCCGGCGCGATACTGGGTCTGGTTGGCTACTTTGCGAACTCCGTAAATCTGCACGGTGGTATCTTGCCCGCCGAGCATTGCCACACCTTCACAGATCGGTTCCTGTTTCTCCATGATTCCTGCGCAACCAGCGAGGAGTGCAACGCAGATCGCAATAATTGGTAGTTTTTTCATTCCTTTATCCCTCTACGCCATTTTAGGCATTATCCTATAGCCATAGACTAAATGAGTAAACGACAACCACCCCCTCAATCTTTGTGGTTTTCAAATGCTCTATCACCGATTTTCCGCGCCATTGCGGATCTCTGATGGCCGTCAGTTTTCTGGCGGCTTCTTTTTCTCAGTAAATACCCGGCAAATACATTTGCACCTCATCAGCAACGCGATCACGCGCTGCATGGAGTAGCTTTTTGCGTCCGCCAACTCCCCACCGGGCCATCTGGCTGGCGCACTGACTGATCTGTTTGGTTTCGGTATTGATGATGTGGTCGATTTTGTTCAGGCGGGACATGGCACTGATGCCGTTTCGGATCACCATCTGAAAGGTTTGGTACACTTTTATTTCGAATTCAACACTAAGCCATGCGGCATAGCGAATCGCCACCAGTTCTAACCCCCAGATACCAGGCTGAGCACCACCTTTGATAATCTTGACCGAAGCTATTTTTGTAGCTTTGGCCAGTTCTTGCGCAAACTTTTTAATTTGGCCCTTTTGATGAAGTTACTTGGCTTCTGTGATTCCGTGGCTTTGCCTTCAGCCACAGCCGCTGTATGGAGATCAAGGAGATTAATGCGGTCCGTTACGTTGCGCGTCGATAGCCAGCATTTGCTCGGCCCAGTCCATAACCTCGTCGTATTTCTCCTGGGTTGGCACTCTGGCTTTCTCTTTCTGCGGGAACTTGGCATTCATGGCGGCGCGGAAGCTGGTCATTGTCATGTTCCAGGCATCAGACTCGCTCATTCCGAGGTGGGCAACGGCGGTGTAAACGAATGTACGGGCATCGAATTTATCGCTGTACTCGCGTTTCTTACTCTCAAGTTCCTCTGGCGGCTGATCGCCCATTACGCCATGAAGAATCAGGTGGCGCGCCAGCTGGATGACGTCCTCAACTGGCAACGAGCCAGGCTTAAACACGAGGCGTCCCGCCGTAGTCACTGAGTAAGAGCCGATGATTTCAGCAATGTCGCCTTCAGAGCAATGCCTGACTACGTTAGCTGCAGCTGCTGCCATGTCTGCAAAGCAGCGTGCATTAGCCGCTTTGAGTATCTGCTGGTCCGCAATTCTGTGCTTTGGGTAATGGCCTGCATGAACTTTCACGAAAGCATCAACGATTTGTTCAGGCGTTCCGATTCGGGACATGGCCAGAAATGAAGGGTTGAGGAATATCTCTTTGCCGCCAGCGCGAATGACAGCCTGGCCGATATCGGTTATTGCTTTCATGAAACCTCTCAAAAAAAGGGGCCGAAGCCCCTGATATCACGCTGCGTTGACAACAACCGTAGCAGACCCGGACGTCACGCTGCCCGCTGTGGAGGAAGACACCTGACAACTGTATGATCCGGCATCACCGGCAGCCACGCTTGCTTTGGTGAATGTTGCTGATGTTGCGCCAGAGATGTCACTACCACCCTTCTTCCACTGGTAAGTCAGTGCTGAATTGTCAGACACAGTCGCAGCCACCGACAGGTTCAGCGTATCGCCAACGGTCAGCGTGCGATTCTGTGGCTGGGTAGTGATGGTGATAGTTGCGCCGACGTCGCGTACATCAACCTGTCCCGCGCTGGATGCTTCGATAGACCAGGTGGCGACATCGTCGTGCGGCGCCTCATCGCCCCATGATGTCACCATGAACGGCCCTTCGGTGATATCGTTCGGAGAGATGATCTTGAACCACACATACGGCTGGTTGCTGGTCTCTGCTGGCGGGTTGTAGACGTGACGCTTAAGCGCGTTCTGCGCATAAACATCCTCTTTGCGGGTCACACCGTCACCAGAGAACGAAATGTTCTTGTAAGTAACGAGGTTCTCTTGCGTAAATGCAGCGCTCATGTCGCCGGTCGCATCTGCGGTTTCCCACTCTGCATTTACTGTTTTGCCGCGCATCATGCCGAGTCGGCGGTAAGCGCTGGCGGTGGGTTGTACTTCAGGGCATCCAATCGCGTAATAAACGACGACGTCGCGCCCGGTAAAAGCGCCCGATTCACACGCCATAGTGATTTATCTCCGTGTTATCTGGAAATGATGGTTTGAAAGGAAATGTCGAAGAGGTAACGCCCTTCTTCGGTCTGGATGGCGGTGATGCCGCCTATTGGCTGCATCGAAATGATGCATTCGGTTTTGTAGTCGTCGATCATCGCCTGGCGGATGGCGTCGGCGCGGTCTTCAACCTGGTTAATATCGCTGTCGTTCTGACCTGACAGGAGGAGGATGCGGAAATAATCGCGGGTTATCGCTTCTTCTGGCTTGCCGCCACCGTTCTGCTGGATGACAAGGTATCTTTCCCCCTCGGTATTCTCCAACTCATTCCAGAATCGCTTCTGGACGCGATAACCAACATCAAAGCCATGCGACTTCAACCACGCTCTCAGCGCGTCATACACTTCGCTACGCGTCATACTTTGTACCCTTGCTTGATGATGGCCTTAATCTCGTTGAGACCGTCACGCTCAAAGCCTTTGGTCAGGAACCCCGGCTCGGCATCGGGATCCCAGTAATTCCCCTTCCCGGTGCCGCCGCCGAATTCTTTTCCAGCGCGAGTTCTTCCGAAGTGTCCACGCGGCTGACCTTTTAGCTTACCGGACATACCGTGAACGGCGGCAGCGTATGCAGCCGTGTAACCGACCTTTCCCTGCATCCCGCCTGGCATTGGCTCAAGCTTTCTGTACTGGCTGTTGATAAGCGTGGATGTGTCAATGGGAGTAAGTAGCGCAGCGTGAGACGATCCGACAATCATGACCTCAGTCAGCACTCTTTCTGTGCGTGGCCCGGCAATTTCTGCCAGCACCTTGCGGGTGTTCATTTGAACACGCTTGATACCTTTTACGGGCATGATCGCCTCACGTCAGAATTTTGTAGTCCGGCTCCTCGCCGAATGGTGACATATCCCATTCCGTCACCGCCTTGATGACGTTTGCACCAGCTTTCAGCGGATCGGCCTGTGCCGTTGTGTCACCTCTGGCGATATACCAGTCACGCTTCGGCATGGTCGCATCGATGCCATTGCGCTTCAGTTCAGTGAAGAAAATCAGGTTCGTGGTGAACTCTTTCCCGCTGGCATCTACCGCAACCTCATTGTTTGCCGTCCAGGTGCAGTCAAGCAGGTAGGGGGTTCCGGTTGTCCAGGTGCTGTTCCAGTCGTCGTAGACTCGCGGGTAAACAGTGGCAACATTGGTATAGCTCCATGCAGCTGTTTCAGACACCGTTATCCTCCCACCGGATCACCTCCGGATTCTCCGCCGCAACCTTCCGGCACAGCAGATACCAGTCACCGTTGCTTTTGACGTATCCGGTAACGCGTTTACCACTGTCGGTCATCACCCAGACTTTGACAAAAGGCTCCGGCAGCCGCTTCTTAACCGATATCCACCCCATCACCTCCCCCCGCCACACATGCATCCACCCCTGGCAATCCATATGCCAGCAAAAGCTGTATTGGTCGGGTCTGGAGGGATGAGGTCATTAGCGCAGCCGTGTTTATCGGTGACGCGCAACAGTGCCATCGCCCCTTTCCATCGATCGGGAAACGACTGATACCGGAATGAGCGTGACGCACCATTAGGGCCAGTCTGGGAGCTGATATACTTGTCGCCTTGCGCCAGCCCCATAAGCGCCAGCAGATAGAGCTGAATCAGCAGCGCGACTGATGCCGGATAATGCGCATCGAGACACTCCTGAATGCTGTTAGCCTGGTCGACGAGAGCCTGAAGAACAAAATCGGGAATGGAAACGCCCTGACTTTGCAAATACCCCTTAGCCTGTTCGAGAGTTACCATTGTCGACTCCGTGAAACACCCCGCCGGAGCGGGGCATAAAAAAACCGCCTTGGCGGCGGCTGTTATTCAGCAGGGAAAAGCTTTTCGAGTTCGCCATCCGGCAACAGCTCACTGAGCTTTTCAGCCCCGAGGTTGCCTTTAAACTCGATACCCAGCTCCGTCAGGCGCGCTGCGATAATCTCTTTTCGGGATTTCACATCCGTGCCAGCCTCTGGCGTCGCCGGAGTTAAAGCCGCATCAGAGAGCTTAATCACATGAGGCTTCAGCGACGGATGCAGTTTCTCAATTTCAACCACATCACCGACGCTCACGCCATGCCATGCTTTGATTACCTGGTATTTAGCCATGTCGCTCTCCTTATGCCAGGTTGGCGGCGTAGACCACGCCGGACAGGCCTTCGCCGTCTTTCTTAATCTGCAAGCCCTCAGCGCTCATAATCTGGAAATTATAATTCGACTGAGGCATTGGGCGTGGCAGAGGGACAACGCCGACGGCCATGCCGACCAGCGGGGAGATTACGTCCTGGCGACGCTCATAGGCGAGGAACTCATTGCCAGACAGCGCGTAGGACATCTGGATGGACTTCGCAGGAATGAACTTGCTGATCGCATCCAGAACGGTTCCGCTCAACAGGGCATTAGTTCCGGTGTTGATGTCTACCAGATACGGCTTCGCCATGTTTGCCCACACTTCCGGGCTGACCCACAACTTGTCGTAAGCGGTAACTTTGTTGCGGCGAGCCGTCAGGCCGAACGGTCCGGTCGGGCCGAAGAAGGCCAGCAACTGAGCCGGGGTTGCGGTGGTGAGGTCGATATTGGCGCCGCCCGCTCCGCTGCCCAGGTTGATCTTCTGCGTATTGCGGTGGTTTTTCATGCCCTGAGCTGGCAGGCCATCAACAACAATGCTGGAGTCGCCGTTCAGATAGAAGTTGACGCGCTTCTTGTGGAATTTGCGCATCTTCGCGGACTGAGACTCCAGCACCAGATCGATACCAACAGTGTTCAGGCCAGCAGCATGACGCCAGTTGACGCCGTAACCGGCAGTGAATACCGGGATCGGGTCGCCGTCAGAACCGAAGTTCGTGTGGTCGAAGGAATACGACGCCTGACCATCAATGCTGATAGAAACGTCATCAGCGATATCGCCAGACACGTTATACAGCTTCGCGGTTTTTCCGATAGGCAGCACAGTCTGCACGCCCATCAGGTCATTGACGATTTCCATGCCAATTTCCTGATCGCGCATCTGGATAATCTGGCGGTCAATCTCGGCCCAGAACTCACGGGCGAAGCCACCTACAGCGTTAGCTGCCAGCATTTCCGGGGTCATGCTCTGGCGATATGAGTTAACCATCATGTCGTGATGATGGTTGAAGATGTTGCGGTTGGCCCACAGCTCATTCCAGTGCCCGCGCAGTCGGCTGTTAGCAGCCAGTGTTTCGGGGGTAAAATACATTCTTATTCTCCTTTACTCGCCGCCGCCGGTCGCCGGTGCAGCCACAGTGCCAACTCGCATGCGCACGCGGATGAAATCGGTAGTGCTGGCGGCAATGGTTGCATCATCCTGGCTGTAGCCGATCACCGAATCGGTATCCGCCGTTGCCTTCGTGAACTTACCATCTGCGCCCAGCTTGATCGGGTCGTCTTTGGCGTAGGTTCCGGCGACGCAGAGCAGCGCCAGCTCGCGGCCTTCTTCGACGTAGTTGCCTACAGCGGAATCACCAGCGGGAACCGCCTCTGTGATATTCAAGCCCTGATGGTAGGCCACGTCGATGATGTAGATACGACCAGCCAGCGCAGTTGCCTGCGCAAACTCATTGTCGTCATTGATGACTGCAGCGGTACCGGGCAGCAAGGCTGCGGCAGTAACGCGGGTTTCGGTCTTGTACAGAGACTGACCGTCGATATTAACGCGACGATAACGTGCCATTATTCTGGCTCCTTATTTGAAGTATTCGGCAGGGTTAGGTGCACCGGTTTCTTTCTGCTGCAGCGCATTGTTGGTGCCCAGCGGAGCAGCTTCTCCCAGCGTCTTGAACATCGCATCCAGCGCATCACCTGACAGTGCATTAGCGACGATATCGCCATGTTTTGCGGCTACAGCTTCACGCTTTGCTTTCTCTTCGGCGCGTGAATTGGCAGTCAGGGTTTCCGAAAGTTGCTGCTGGTTCGCCTGTAGCGCATCAACCTTTTCCGCGAGAGGCTTAATAGCCGCTTCAGTATTGGTCGCAACAGCCTGGCCGATCATGCTGCCGATTTGTTCCAGTTCTTCTTTGGTTAAAGGCATGTCGCCCTCCGTTTTGTGGTTTGGTGCAGGCTGTTCCTGCGGTGTGAAAAATGATTTGAGCTTGTTGACGACAGCAACCCATGAACTCTGGCGCTGAACCTCTGTCCCGGTATCATCAAAGACAATCTTTCCGCCTTCAGACTTGTATCCGTAAACCTTCGGCTCGCCATTGTTGAGCATGATTACCGCTTGCGAGTCAGTGAAGTCAGCTACCCAGGCGTATTCTTTCTCGCCGGGAGCGAATTTATCTTTCGCTGCCTTCTCCAGCCTCTGCTCACGCTCGCGATAGGTTTCCCCCACCAGAGCGCCGGAATTAGCTTTCAGTGGAGTGGCAAGGTCAGCATTCACCATCATCCCCACCCCCTGCTCTGGCGTAGCTGCGCCAACCTCATCCAGAAGGATGGCGTCATGGTCCATCGCGTGAATTTTCGCAACCCATGAAGCCCCCTGAGCTTTCTGCTCATCGTTCGCTTCAAGCTCCTCAAGGAATACGGCAACGCTGGTATGGATTGGCGGAACATCCTCGCCTTTCTCCAGCGCTTCAAGACGCTCAAGGAGGCGCTTTCCGTCATCCGTGCGCTTTGCCACTTCTGTGTCGATCCACTTCTCGACGTAGACGCGGTTGCCGGATTTCTTGACGTTTTTGTTCCATGCCCCTACATAACCCACATTCAGCCCCTCAGGACTAAAAGCAGAAACAAACTGACCGTTGACCTGTGGGTGTCCAAGCGGTGCCAGCGTCCCCTCCAGGCCACTGTAGTGCTGGTCAATCTCACTGGCCGGATACAGACCGCCGTTCATGACCACGTTCGCCGGAAGGGTGTAGGAAGGAACAACCCAGTGCTCGCGTCCGTTGTGCTGTTCGCGCCGGATGGCCTTACTGTTCACCTTCGAGGTGACATTAACTTGCATTGACATGAGTTAACCCTTAGCCCATTGGTAGCCACGGGCTTTCATTGTGTTAAATGTTTTCTGAGCTTTATCGATGATGGTGTCACTTAACGGCTTGCCGCTTTCATCGACCATAACCGCGATCGTGGAGCATTTGCAGTTCACTCCGTTTGCATCCTTAGCCCACCACTCCCGCTGTTCTTCTGCGGTGTACAGGTGGGCGTGGCGCGCGGCATGCGTGCTACGGGTCGTAGGACTGAGTGCTGAAATGTGCATCTGCTTTGTACGGATGCCATATCGTTCTCTGGCTTCGTCGTCTTCGTCCAGGCGCGCACGGCGCAGCGCGGTGGTAATCTCCGTCCTGGCAATACGATTAGCCCGGCGAGACTCAATCCCCGTCTGCTCAGTAAGGCGCTTAGCTATCTCCAGTGGATTTTGTCCGCGCCCAAGTCCATCGGTCAGTATCCGCGCCATATCCGCTTTCACACTGGCGCTGAGGTTCTTCATTTCCTCGAAGGTACGAGCGCGAACAAGAATCAGCCTACGTCGGTACGGTTCGCTGAGAAGGATTGTCGATACGCTTTCCTGTCCGGCAGCGTACACGGCTGATTGCTGAGCCAGATTGGCAAACTCCTGCGCCGTGCCGCGCTGATACGCCGGGTTGACGTAATCAGCCCAGAACCAGAATCCTGTCTCGTTATCTGCGCCCAAAATCTCATCAACCAGCAATGAGGCATTGCTGAGGAGTATTGATAGCTGGGTGGAATAAAGGTCGAAGGTGTAACGCTGGTTTACTGATGGCGATGCAGGAATGCGGTCGAGAATGCCCTTGTACGCCTTGCCAATTCGCTTCATTCGCCTGGCGAACTCGCTCATTGCCCCGCGCTCAAGTCGGTCGGCACCCGTCGGGTCTTTAAGGTTTCCCGGAAGTATCGGTGACTTCGCTTTCCTCTTCGTCATCATCTACCTCTGTAAGTGGTTCGGGCGAACCCTCATACCCGGCGGCCACGCGAATTTCTTCACCACTAAACACCTGCTCACCCGTGCCGATGGAAGCGCTGTTGATTTGCGACATCTTCTGAGCGGCATCCAGTTTTTCACTGTCGCTTTGCGCATTGAGGTCGTCCCAGATAACGGTCTTCTGACTGACCGGATCGAGGATGCTTAATTCGATCAGCTTGTCGCAGAAGTCCTCTATTTCGAAAGAGAGGTCTACGCGGCGCGACTGACAACGAGCATTAAAGTATTTCTGGTCTTCGGTGCTGGACCGCTCAGCCTGCTGGTTACCAACCAGAATACGCGTAGGAATATCAACTCCTGCGGCGGCTGTTTGCAGGTTTACGTTATAGGTTGGAGACGGATCAGAAACCGGAGAAACGAGGGAGGTTACGCTGGCCCCCTGGAAAGAAAGCAGCACATCATTTCCGCGATTCATCTCGCGAGCAGCGTCATTAAATTTATCCTGCAACTCATCTACTTTAACGCCGTACATAGATGCAATGCTGCCAAAGTCGATTTCCTTGTCGAAACTAAGTGCTAACTGGCGAGCGGCGTTCTTCAGGAATGACTCACCAGACCCGCCCTCTACCTTCTCCAGGCTCACAAAGGCGTTATAAGCTGGCTCAAGGAAGCCAATGGCATCGTCTGAGTAATCACCAAGGATGAAAACGCGGTCGGGATGGATATTAACGCGGCGGCTTGAACCATTCGGCAAGCGTTCGGCGTACTGCCACATTTTCGGCTGACCGTAAGTCTTCGAGTTCAGCCCAGTGTCCCACTCGCTCACCGTAAGCGATCCGGCCCACGCCACTGATATTTTCTGAAGACCTCGCCCTTTGGTTACCGGAAGGTTCCAGTCTTTTCCATCGCGGACGTGCAGAAGTATTCCTGCATAACGACCGACAAGGCGACGACGATCCGCCTCGGCAAATGAGCGCCAGAACCGGTTGTTGAATACCTGCTTTGACTTGTTTTCCCAGGCGGTTTCGTTTTCGCTCTCGTCGGCATCGTCACCCTCGATGATTTCCGGGTTAGTCTGCCAGCACTTGCCCACCAGTTTCTCTACTGCGCCGTGAGCGATACCACCGCGACGGTACAGTGCGTAGAGGTTTTCGTAGGTTACCTGCTCAGGGAAGCCATATTCGCACCATGCGGAATGGCGCTTATTATCCAGCCCCATTGTTGGCGCCATAAGCCCCATACGGGCCCGCGCCATCCGCGCATCGTTCAACGCATGGTTGACGGCGAGAGTTAATTTGTCAGTCATGGTTTGTCCGTTTGGTTAGCGAAGGCGTTTTGGAATCATCATCCCCACAGGTTGCGATCCATTCAGTTCTGTCAGGGCGTAAACCATCGCGTCGAGGCGGTCAGGTGATTTCTTTGCAGTGGCGGGTATGTATTCCATCAGCTGGTTCTCCAACACGTAGAGATTGCCGTGATTTGCCACTCGCCCCTGTTCGTAGAGCGCCGATATCGGCTCCGCGCGGGCATACTTACCTTTGCTGGCATGTACACGAATGATGCGACCTTTGAACCCGGCGTTGCGGAGTGTCTCCTCCGCCATGTCTCCACCCTGGTTCGTCTCAATGACTATCGCGTCAGCTTCGTGTTGCTCATAGGCTGATATGGCTTTCTTGGCCCATCCAGCAGGTGAATATTTGCCGCTGTAATCACCATCCACAGAGAACTGCTTTTTGTCACCGGCACCATATGAGCTGGCAGCGACAATGCCTGTTTCATCGCTTTCGTCGCTGTTTGTTGCCTGCGGGTCAATGGCTACGACAGTGCGAACTTTGTCGTAATGAATTTGCAGCTCGCGTGCTGCGCTGATCATCACTTCTGTCCACAGCGCGCCCTCAGCATTAAACCGTCGAGGCTTCTGCATATACTGGGCTTCGGCAGTGCGCCGGTGAGAAAACAGCGATACGCGGTGCGATTCATTATGCTTAAAAGGCCACAGCCAGCCGTCAGGTAAGCCATGGTCAATCGGTATAGCGTGTGAGTTTTCAGGGTACTGCGCTGCGTATGGCTGACTATTGTCGATAATCACCGGCAGATTCAGGTGATGCCATTTCTCTCCACTCCCGCCACGCAGCAGATAGCCGCTCAGGTCGTGGTAATGGATCCGCTGCATGATGACAATCATCGGCGTCGTCTCGATCGCCAGTCGTGATTTAATTGTCTCGTTAAAGCGGTTGTTTACCACGTCGCGGACGATCTCTGAGTAAGCGTCATCTGGCTTAACCGGGTCATCGATAATCAGCGCGCCCTGCCAGCCCGGTTCCATGTGTCCGGCACGAAAGCCGGTAACCTGTCCAGCAGCTGACGACGCATAAACGCCGCCGCCGTGCTCAGTCCACCACATGGCCTTGCTGTCAGCATCATCGCGCAGCGCCATCGGCCACATGGATTGGTATGCCTGCGACTTAATCATGCCGCGCGCTGTGGATGAGTTCAGCAGCGCCAGATTATGCGAATAGGACAGGTGCATGAAACGGGCCCGGCAGTTCAGCGCCAGCCCTCGGCCCATCATATTGATGGTCGCCAGTTCCGTTTTCGTGTAGCCAGGCGGAACATTAATGATCAGGCGTTGAATCTCACCATCAATGACGCGGTCCAGCGTTTGCTGAATCACCTTATGGTGAGGCGCGACAATCATCTTTCCGCCGGTGCGCTGCTTAAAGAAGTAACGAGCGTAATAGAGCCCATCCTCTTCGCATTCAACCTTACGGGCAAATGCCCTTTGCTCAGCAGTCGTCATCCTCCATCATCTCCTGCCGTGCGGATTTGTATTCCTCTTTGCTCATGGTGATCGTCTGGATGGCGCCACCATTCGGGCCGGAATGTTCAAACTTGTGCTTATTGGTGTAGGCATCGCCGCACTCCTTCGCCGCCTGCTCAATGATTTCGGTCGCCAGAGCAATGTTTCGCATCTTCTCGGCGTTATTCATCATCCGGTCAAGCGCGCGGAGACGATAAGCTTTGTTGGCGATCGGGATGTCAGATATTTCGGTCTGGAATCGGGCGCGGGTGCTATCGAATAAGTCTATCCACTTCTGGCTAAGCTTCGCTGCCATCGCATTACCAGGACTATATTGGGATACTTGCTGGCGTGATACCTCAACGTTGAATTCAGCCTTTACAAGCTCAATGACTTTCGTGGGCGGCTCGAAGCACGCCAGAGACTGAACAATGAAGGCTTTAACCTCTGTCGTTAATGCTGCCACAGGCTACCTCCATGACAATCTGAATAAAGCGTTATGCCAGCTTCATGAGGCATGTGCCGCATGCCCTGGCTATGTTAATTTTCGCCACTTCGGCGGGGTTGTTTGCAGCGTCTACCAATTCCTGTACATCGGCGCTTGCGCCGTATCTGCGAACCACGCCGATAAACTCTTCGACGTCGTGCCCGCGCATACAGAGTTTTGGCAAACCACTTTCTCTGTAGAACTTGGGAGCGCCGAACTCATCAACCTCATGGGCGATATGGTAAAGCTCATGTTCAATCAGCGCGCAGAATTCAAGATCGGAGCACTGAAGGCAGAAGTCTGCGGCAAGGGTAATGATGTAATCCGGCTTATGCCCGAACCATTCATACATCTGCTGCTCCATGCGGGATTTTTGCCATCCACCGGCACGAAACATCACTTCTTCAGCCTGTCCGAGAACAATGCGCCCTTTCTTAGAGAAGGAATGCGCAGCCCAAAGGAAGCCAATATCAGCATCGGCGAGATGAATATGGTCGTGGTTATGTAGGTGGCCTGATTCGGAAATGATGTTCGATTGCACCCACTGCCACACGCCAGTAGCTGGGATTAGCTTATTGTATGGCGCGAACTCTTCGACGAATGCTGAATTCGGCAGTGGCCTTTTCTCCTCGTCGTTTACCATGGGTTACTCCGTTACTTCTTCTACTGGCTGTTCGGCCTGCTCTGTCGGCACGGGCGTGAACCCCACTCGCTTTACATCGGCAGGAGCGAAATACAACCACTGCCCCGACTCCGTCGCCAGCGGCACAAAGCCGTTAACTAACTCAGGCTGACGTCGTGACATTTTGCCCGTGAAGGTTTCGCCTGTTTGGGTGGTTAGCGTGATTTGGTAGATGTCTGACATGATTACCTCTTTGCCTTGTCGCAGCTGTTGCCCTGCTTCTCAGAAGTGCTTAGCCACTTACGGCTTACCCGTCAGCAAGATGTGATCACCATCCTTGCTGGGTTACACAGATCATTATCGAAGCCCCTCAGTGAAGGGCTTCTGTAATGCCGCTATTTGCCGACGCAATTCTGCGTTGGCTACCCTGCTTTCGCTTCCATCAGCGTGATCATGTCAGGGTCCATCTGGCTGACGATCCGCTCACGAGCGCAATTCAGAAGCTTCTTACGACCACCGACTCCCCACTTATTCATTGCCCGGGCGCAGTCGCTCACTTCTTTGGTCTCATTGGCGATCAGCAGGTCGAGGCGATTGAGCCGGTTCATATTGCTAAGCCCATTAAGCACAGCCTCGCGGAATGTTTCATAAACGCGGATTTCAAATTCAGGCCTAATCCATGCCGCATAGCGAATAGCTAACAACTCGGCAGCCCAGACGCCTTGGTTAACACCACCATTCACAATGTTAAGTGATTGATTTTCTTCCAGACGACATTTTTGTCCTCTGGAATCCAGTGCAGAAACAAAGCGCTTTACCGCCGCACTTCGTATGAATTTATTCGGCCTCTGTGATTCTGTCGCCTCACCATTGGCAACGGCTGCCGCATGCAGATCGTTCAGGTTATATCTCCCTGCGGAGTCAACCCGGACAGAAATGCCGTAGACATTCACGGTTTGTTTTGTCATGTCGGTAATTACCTTTTAGTGATGAACCTTGTCTCACAGGAAATCCGGCCCTCAGAGGCTCCGACAGCCAGCCGGCATCCTCAAGGGTCATCCTGAAAGGTTCTGAGTGGTGAAGTGCGCGTGAGATGCGCGGTGAAATTCGGATACAAAAAAGCCCCGCGGATGCGAGGCTGTTATTTGAGGCACTGCTCTTTGATGTAGTCCTGCATGCCGCGAATCATTTTGTTAACGGTTTCGATTCCGTCCCGGTGATCGAAATAATTCCGTCGAGCGTCTGGAGTAAGTTCGGGGGCTCCTGCATCATCCACGCCGGTGGCGGAGGTGGCTTTGGACATTCCAGGGCAGGTTGCGGCGATGCGCAGCCGTTTAGCGCCAGAATCGACATCCCGACGCAAATCGTTAATGGTTTTTTTCGCATCGGACAATTCCTTCGTGTATTTGGCATCCAGCGCAGCGACATCACGCTGGCGGGTCTGCATGTCTTTGATGGTGTCGTTAGCCAGGCGGAGACTTTTGGTGGCTTTGTCGCGCTGGTCTTTATAGGTGATGGCGTTGTCGCGGTAGTGGTTAACGAAGAACGCCAGCACGCCGATTACCGACACCACAATCAGTTGCAGCCAGCAACGCTTAACCAGCGCGCCAATCATGATAGGAACAGAGCCCGCTCTGCCTCCCGCCGACGTGTCAGCCCGTTCAGGTCCTTACCACCCGCTTTATTCCAGCGCAGGAACTCATCGGCAGCACCAGCGTAATCACCGGCGTTGAGTTTTCGCAGGAGAGTCGATGTCGACAGTGACCGGGCGCCGAGGTTATACGTAAACGACACCAGGGCGTCGAATTGCTCTTGAGTCAGGCCGACTTTAACCAGTCGTGACACGTCGCCTTCATAGCTGACCAGTCCAGTTTTCAGCAGGCGTTCTGCCGTTTCCTGCTTGATAGTCATCCCGGCGCGGATTGGTTTGCCGTCGACGGGCTGAGTCCAGCCATAACCGATCGTCCAGACTCCGACGCTGTCCTGGTAGGCGGTGAGCTTGCAGCCCTCAAACTCTTTTATCAGGGCAATGCCTTTATCACTGGTTTGCATTCTTCATCCCCGTCAGGCGCTCCCAGAAGTACGTCAGTGCTACGGAGCCCATCGCCCCGCTAATGCCAGACGTAACCAGAATCATGTAAAGACTTAGCCCACTTTCAACGCTGATCAGGCCACCAATGAGCCCGGTAAAGCCGGACACTGCAATTTGCGCCAGCGCGTTGATCCAGCTCCAGGTAGCTTTGTTCTGCTTAACGTCAATAAGGTATCTGACCAGACCGCCCCAGCATGACAGAGCAAGGACTATCAGCCATGACACTCCGGCAATGCTTTCTTTATCTTGCATACGTTTAGCCATATCACCTCCGAAAGAACGGGGTGCTGTTTGTGTAGTGGGGAAAGGCCGTCAGACACGATAGCTACGTGGCATCTGGAATTGATTGTCTGCGGCCTGGAATAAAAAACCTGGCGACAAGCCAGGAAGATGAGGGTAAGGCAATGTCGGCTCTCTGGCCGAAGGGTCCCAGGTAGTGGGTTCTGTGTGCGGCGTACCGCAAATAAAAAAGCCCCGCACGATGGCGAGGCTTGGCATTCATTCATGTCACACACAACAACGGCAACATATACGATTTATTCTGCTCATTTGTTCATTGAAAAGCAAGCGCGTTATGAGGCTTTTTTGCAATTTTCCTCACATTTTCGCGATTGTTAAACGCATTTTGCAGCGGTTGGTACAAACAGAACAGTGAGGCATTGATGATTTGCTTCACCTCTCTACGGATTGTCGAGATGCTTGGGTGTTTATACTGATTGCCGCCACGCGTCTTCATCAGGCGAGGCTTACTTACTGCATGCTGCCATGATGCAATTCGGATCTCGCTGGAGTTGCAGACGTAGTAGGCGAAGATAACCCGCCAGGCATTTTCATCCACATTCTTCAGGTAGTGGCGAATGACAGCATCAATGAGCATCCCGTC